GTCAAGTTTAGCGGACAAGCTAATTATTAAAAAATTAGACGAAACATTACAAGGTTTTTAAAAGAAAGAAATAAAAGTATATGAAAGAAACATTCCAAAAAATAATAGATATATGCGAAGAAGCCACTGATACTGAGGGAACTCTAAGTGAAATTAGAACTCAAGCAAAAAATAGGGTTATTCGATACGAGTGGAAAGAAAAATATGGTATTGAGTTAAGTAGTGATTGTCGATTTGCCCAGTACGATTATACTAATTTGGATGATTATCAAGGAATTTTTTATTTCAAAGATGGCTATACTTACCACAAAGAGGGACGCGGCAGGAGTATTTCTTGGCCAGAAGGTGGTAAACAACCAGTAGATGAGTGGCTATACTCTATTTCTTTTAGTACTGGTGCTTATATTTTTGGAGATGATTACGATGGTCAGCAACAACTATTCCAAGATTTTTTTGAAGAATTAAGAACATACAAACCAGACTACGAGGACTTACACAACCATTCTCTTTACTGGAAAGTAGAAAACGCCAAAGAAATAATGTCGCAATTTAAAGTAATACTAAATAAATACAGAGAAAGAAACAGAGACGAATTAAAGGCAAGAAAGATAGAAAAACTACAAAAAGAATTAGAAAGTTTAAAGTAGCTTCCTTCACTCCATTAGAAATTAAATAAAAGAGATATGAAACCATCAGAAAGAATCAATAACATATTAGGAGAATTTACCCTTAAAAGAGGAAGTTCTGCAACGCCACAAGAAGATATAGGGCGACTTTTTGAAAGTATTGTTGATTACCTAGACGAAGAACATGCAAAAAAACACCAACACACAGAAGGTATTAAATGTAATGAATGTTAAAACACTATGGAAGAAACAACATTTAAAATAGTTTGCCCATTCTGTAACGCCCCATATACTGGAGATATGGAAGATTTGTTATATGCAAGTCAGGGGTGTGATACTTGCGGACCTATAATAAGTGGTTCAATTGAAATAAAATGTTCAAACTGTAGAAAAATTGTTTATAAAAAGGAATATTAACCACTATGACCACAAAAAATAAAAGCGAGTGTATCTGTAGTGATGATAGAGCAGGAGGTAGTTTTACAAACGGGCATTTTGATAACTGCCCCTGCCACTGGACTGCTACATATTTTTGCAAAAAGTGTACGAACATAGGTGCTGATGATGGGTCTTGCGTTAAAACTCCTTGTGGTTGCCCCTGCCACCTCGGAGATACTTTAAAGAAGCAAGAGGAGAAATCAGAGTGTTGTGAAGCAAAAATAGTGTTTTATGCAGAAACTCCAAAGGGAGAGTCTGGTTTAGTGCCTCGGTTTACTAAATTCAATGATGAAGGTTTTTGTTCTAAATGTTGGAAATGCAAGCATGGGGCTAAAGAAAAAGAATGTTTAGTTACAGAGTGTTATAACTATGATTATTTTAAACCCACCCCCAAGGTCGCTAAGCAAGAGGAGATAACTTGGGTAGGTGTTCTAAGACAATTTCTAAATGAAAGTCACGACTCGAAAGGAAAAATATGGAATGATGAGGAAATTGACAGAATTATAGACATAGCAACCCCCAAGGTCACTAAGCAAGAAAACGAGTGCAAGGTTTGTGAAGAAAATAAGGATAATACAAATGGCATACCATCTCATGGGCACGCACCCACCCCCAAGGTCGCTACTTCGGAGAAAGAATGGTCATGTAAATGGTGTGGTGGTACTAATACTAAGAAACCTTTATTTGGTGAACCCACCCCTCATGAATCAGAAGATTGGGAAGCGGAGTTTGATAAAATATTTGAACTAGAATCACAAGGTTGTTCAGAATGTGGCGGTACTGAATTGATAGATAAGCGAGAGATAAGATTTCCAAAAGGTAAATATCATTGCGAATGGGACTTGGACAAAATCAAAGACTTCATCCGCAAAGAACGAGAACGTGTCTCATCTAAAAGCTACCAGCGTGGCAGAGAAGAAGGGAGAGATTGGTAAAACTAATACAGGAAGACGAAGAATACTCACTAGGAGATGATAGTGCAAATTATGGATATTACCAGTGCAAAAAAGATATTTTATCCCTCATCAACCAAGACAAGTAGATTATTAACATAACTAGGGAAAAGAATTAACAAGTAAATGAAAAGAGATTATAAATTATCAATAACACATAAAAAGTATTATGAAAAACTGAAATACTCAGGTGAAACTTGGCAGGATGCCAAAAAAAGAATTGAAGATCGTAGAATTAGACTTGCATTAAAAAATAGTAGTGTGGTATAATATTATAAGTTTAAAACATTAGAGATTTCATATTTAATAAAACATGTCTAAAAAAATAAGTATAACTGGTATCTCAGCTAGAGAAAGTGCATTTAAAGGGTTAGAATATGTAGCGAAAGCTATTTTAAGTACAGTAGGTCCTTATGGACTAAATTTTTTACTAGAAAAAGGACGCAAAACTACTAATGATGGCTATACCATTTCAGCCGAATTAAGTGGAACTTTAGATAATGAATTTGAACGCCTATCAGCCCAAGTAGCACACGAAGCCTCAGCAAAGACTAACGATATGGTCGGAGACGCAACCTCAACAGCATGGGGACTAAACTATCATATTGCAAAAGAAGCCAGCAGATACTTGCCAAACAAAGACACCATTAAGGCTAAAAAGACCCACTCAGAACTGGCTCGTATGATAAATAAAGAAAAAGACTTTGTTATCAAGGAGCTAGAAAGTATGGCAACACCAGTAACTTCTAAAGAAGATTTAATCAAATCAGCCCTAGTATCAGTAGAAGACCAAGACCTAGCCGAAATGTTAGGCTCTATGCAATGGGAACTCGGTCCTGAAGGTAGAATCGTAGCTGAAGAAGTAAACGACACTAAATGCTCTATCGAAAAAGTGCGAGGTATCAAACTAGATAATGGTTTTGGTGCTACACACTTAATCACAAATCCCGAAAAGCAAAGCCTAGAACTAAACGAAATACCGATACTATTGACCAACTACACTATTGGCTTGCCTGAACTAGAAATCTTTAAAGAATCTGTATTTAAACCACTTATCTCTCAAAAGAAAATGGGTGTAGTAATGGTTGCCAGAGCTTTCACATCAGATGCTATAAAGAGATGCCAAGAATCAGCTAGTGCTGGCTTTGCAATCTTCCCTATCAACGCACCATACACCGACCAACGAGAAGTAATGCGAGACATTGAAGCTGTAGTGGGTGGTAGGTACATTGACTCTGAAGAATGTAGCCTAGAAGATATAATCATTTCAGACATAGGATTCTGCAAGAGACTAGAAGCTCGGCAGACAGATGGCATAATCACAGGAACAGACAATGAACAAGCTGAAGCTAGAGTAGCAAAGCGAGTAGAAAACCTCAAAAAGAAAGTAATCGGCTCTCAATCTGACTTTGAAAAGAGAATGCTCGAAGAAAGAATCGCCCAGCTCACTAATGGTTTTGCTATTTTAAAAGTAGGATCACGTTCAGTATCTAACCGAAAGCGTCTAAAGGACAAAGCTGATGATGCAGTACACTCTGTCCGTCTAGCTCTAAAAGGCGGAACAGTCAAAGGAGGTGGTCTAGCATTTAAAGAAATAAGTGATAAAATGGAAGAAGGAACAATACTAAAACGACCGCTACTCTGTGTCTACAATGCTATTATGGAAAGTGCACCTGAAGACTTTGTAATAGAGGACTGGGTAAGAGACCCTTTTATAACTCTAAAGACTGCACTAGAGAACTCGGTGGATTTCGATATAGGCTTTATCTCAATAAACGGAATTATCACTACCAAAGATAAGAAAGAATGTAAATGTGAAGAGTAATCTATGTTTAAATGTACTTTCTGTGAATATGAATACAGCGGAAAAGTAGCAAGCACAATGATTTTACATAAATGCTCGGACGAAGAATGGCACTACATAGATAGAATAGACTTAAAGGAAAAACCACTACCAGAGATAGGAAACGTAAGAGTAAAAAGAGAGCCAAATGTATTTAGTTTAATGAGAAGAAGAAAGAACGAAGATTTAGAAGATGTGCTATAATAAAAATATGTCAGAAACTAACTTATGTGGAAAATGTAATAAGGAAAAGAAACCAGCAGGACTAGACCCTACTTTAGATGCTACTCAGTGGTGTCATTGTGAAGAAGTTAAGCCATGTGGTAAATGCAATAAACCTAAAAGACCAAAAGATGTACCATTTTACCCAAGTACAGAATCTTTGTTTTGCAATTGTGGGAATACTGAACCTTGTAGGAAATGCAAAAAGTACAAGGCTGATGAAATTGCTTTATTACCTCGTGAGTTAGAAGATGTAGCAGTCCCTGGATTTTGTCAGTGTGGTAGACCAACTACTTACTCAGAAGAAATCATTTTAAAAGCTGAAGAGTATCTATCTAACTGTAAAGACACTGAAGAAGACAAAGAGAACCACATTAAGAAGAAAGTAAAGTTGCCATCTATAGGTGGATTAGCTGTTTATTTAAACATAGCAAGGTCAACTATTTACGAATGGGCTAAGGAATATTCAGAGTTTTCGGACATTTTGGAAAGATTACTTGCAATTCAGGAAGAAAGGTTGTTAAATAATGGTCTTTCAGGAGAATACGCACCAACCATAACAAAGGTAATTCTAACCAAGCACGGCTATATAGATAAACAAGACGTAACATCAGATGGTAAAGCTATTAAAGGTAATGGTATAGTGTTCTCTAATTTTAAAGACAATGAGTAATATAATTTATAGTTCAGCTTTAGACCATCAAACCTGTCTCACTAAATATAAAGGTATTTTAAAGTCTATTGATGGCAATAATAAGTTTGGATATTTCTCAGAAACTTACCCTGACACAGAAATTCGCTATGTAGTTATAAATCCTAATGCAAATGGTGATAGTGGGTATGTTGCTAAGACAGAAGTAAAAACCCAAGAAGAGTATGATAAGTTAATTAACTTTAAAGATGAAGAGTAAAAATGCGTCAAATCGTAAATGAAGTATATAAACCTCTCTTTGTGCACAGTGATAATATCACTTATATAATTCTTATGGGAGGTAGAGGTGCTGGGCGTTCAACTGTAGCTTCACAATATGCTAAAGCTAAGCTAGTAGCACCTGAGTATTTTCGTTGTGCAGTAATGCGTCTAGTCTTGGGCGATATACGCAACTCAATCTATAAAGAAATCAAAGATAGGTTTGAAGAAGACGATACTATAAACTCTATTGACGTAAATGAAAGTAGTATGGTGCTAACTTATGGAGCTAACTCTATCAATGCAGTTGGATTTAAAAAGAGTTCAGGCGACCAGACTTCTAAACTTAAATCTCTAGCTAACTACACCACAGTCATAATCGAAGAAGCAGACGAAATAGGTGAGGCAGACTTCATACAGCTAGATGACTCTTTGCGTACTATGAAAGCTCCTATTACTATTATTCTATTGCTCAACCCACCACCAAAGACTCACTGGATTATTCAAAGATGGTTTAATCTATTACCGAGCGACAAGAAAGGTTTTTACATACCAGAACTAAAACAAGAACACTCACACAATACTCTTTTCATACGTACGTCATTTTTAGATAATATCAAGAATATAGCCCCACGTTCGATACAGAACTACCACAACTACGAACAAACAAACCCAGCTCACTACTACAATATGATTTTAGGTTTAGTGCCTGAAACAGTAAGAGGTAAGATATATTCAGGCTGGAGAGAAATAGATAGCATACCATTTGAAGCTAGACTAATCAGGCGTGGCTTAGACTTTGGTTACTCAAACGACCCAACAGCCCTAATAGATATTTACGAATATAACGGAGGGTATATCTTAGACGAGCAACTATATCGTAAAGGAATGCTAAACAAACAAATAGCTGACTACATTTTAAACTTGCCTCACAATGATTGTATTGTAGTGGCTGATAGTGCCGAGCCTAAGAGTATAGACGAGATAAAGCTATACGGAGTAACAATCTTGCCAGCAACAAAAGGCACTGGCTCTATAAATACAGGAATTAACTTTGTTAAAGGACAGAAGATAAGCTACACAAAAAGGTCGGTCAATCTTAAAAAAGAATATGAAAACTACGCTTGGATTGAAGACAAAGACGGAATCACACTAAACAAACCAAAAGACGAATGGAATCACTTGATGGACGCTTTAAGATATGGGTTAGGTAGTGTTCTAAGCCCAAATGAATTTACAGCAGAAGCTACTGTAACGTATACTTACTAAAAAAGTTATCAACACTATTGACAAAACTATTTAAGTGCTATACTAAAAATGTATATTTAATAATCTAACAAATTTTAATGATCGCAAATATAGTTACAAATGATGAAGGAGAACCATTAGATAACGGAGGAAATAAACTATCTGAGTCTAGTTATAACCCACCAGAAGAAATTAAAAAGTTATTCGCTAGGGTGCAAACTGATTATCAGACTGCATGGATGCTTCAACACAGAAGCTTTAATGAGTTTGACGGAATAAGTTTACTTGACCGAACAAGATTAGACCAAGAAACATTCGGAGCATATGTAGGAGCAGTTCAAGAGCCAGCAAGTAAGGCTTGGCGTTGGAAAGGTAGGAAGAACACAGCTCGCAATAAAGTAATAGGCATACTAGCTCATTTGATTAGTGGTATGCTATTTCCGTATTGTTACGCTTATAACGAAGAGAACGAAGAAGATGAAAACACAGCTAAGGTAATGCGTATCTTAATCGAAGACCACCTAAAGAAAGCAGATTATGAAATGAAATTCTTGTATATGGTAACTTCGGCTCTAGTAAACCCAGCTGTTCACGTAGAAGTAGAATATGTAGAAGCTATGCAACGCATTAAGGAAAAGGTGGCAGATGGTAAATGGAAAGTAACCGAGGCAGTAGATATGTTGCTCTCAGGTATAGGGCTAAACTTAATTCCTATTGACCAGATACTTTGTGCAGACTTTTATACAAATGATATTCAACGACAGCCATTTATGGTAAGAGTTCGCAGAATCTCCTATGATGAAGCCAGAGAAATCTATAAAGGAAAATACTTTGATAATGGGGTAGATAGATTTGACTATGTGCAAGCTGGAATGACTAAAATAGTAATGTCAGGACAAGAGAATCAAACACTATATGACCTAGAGTGGACTGAAGCTGACCGAAACTTTGTGCAAGAACTTACTGTGCAATACCGACCTGAAGACCTAGAAGTAACTTTTGTTGGTGGTGTATTTATGGGAGAATACGAAGACTGCTACAACTCCAACCCATTTAAGCACAGAAGAATGTCATTGATAGGCGATGAATGGAAAACTATACCAGTGTATCCATACGCCAAAACAGGATTTGAACCTCTCGATCCAGCTGGACGCTTTTACTATTACAAATCTGCTTGCTTTAAAGAATTTTGGGACGATGCAAGCATAAATCGAGCTTACCAGCTGGCTCAAGATGGTATGTTCTTGGACGTAATCAAGCCTATATTTTTAACAGGTGTATCTAAGATAGACCAGACAGTAATGGTTCCAGGGGCTACTATTGCTATGCCTATAGGTGCAGATGCTAAGCCATATTCACTCGGTCCAAACCTAACAGCGGCACTAGAAATATTAAGGACTAACAAAGACGACATATCAGAATCCACACAAGACTCTCTACAAAGTGGAATCGCACAAAGAGGGGTAACAGCTACAGCTTCAATGAAAGCCGAACAAAACGCTCAGGTTATTCTAGGTGTATTTTCTACTATGATAGCTAACTTGATAACTCAAATCGGTGAGCTAGTAGTAGATTGTATTATTCAACACACAACAGTAGGAGAACTAGACGCTAGTGTGCCAGAGTCTTTGCTACTTAAATACAAGACCAGCATAGCTAAATCTAAAGAAGGAGGTAGAGAAATAACTAACAGAATAGAATTTGACTCTAACCTTATGGGAATGGAATTGACTAAAGAGCAAGCAAACGAAATGGAATGGGATATGTATGAAAAAGCTGGTGGTGCAGACTCTAAACAAGTTTTGTGGAAAGTAAATCCATATAAATTTGCAAGGACACAATTTTCTCTATACATAGACCCATCTCAAATAACATCACGCTCTTTGGGCACTGACCAATTAAGAAAAGAACGAGCATTTAATATGCTACTAGACCCACGAGTTTCTCCATATATCAATATCCCTGAAGTCGTAGAGGAATTTGTATTAAAAGAATTTGGTGGAGCTGATCCTGATAAATTTAAGAAGAGTCCCGAAGAGGTCGAGTCAGATTTATTAAATAACGTAATGGGGGCTGAACAAACACAACAATAATATGTTACCAACAAGAAGAAAAGGTGTTACACCAGAACAAGCAATGAAGAACCGAGAAATTACAAAAAAAAGATTGATTAAGGCAGTAGATTCAGTTAAGAATTATGGAAAAAATGTAGTAGGAGGGGCTAAGATAGTTGGTGGAGTAATTAAAAATAAAATAAACGAAATTAAAGGTCGTGAACTAAATAAAGAATTTAGTGGAAAATTATCAAATAACAAAACCATGGACATGCTTAAAAGAGGCATGCAAGGTAAGAAAAAATAATGAAAGCAAAACCAAAAGCAGGAATGTCACTTCACAAGTGGATTGCCACAGGTGGAAAGCCAAAGGCTCGAAAAAACGCTAACAAAAATCCTAAATAATGATAAGCCCTATAGTTAAAAACGTAGTAAAACAATTAAACAAAGCCACTCTAACTACTGAAGAAAGAGTGGAATTAACTAATGCTTTGCTAAGTAAACTAGGGGCTTTTCCTATTGGGGAAATGATAACTACCAATGAAAATGGAATGAGTATCAACGGCAAAGACCTAGATGTAGACCAATATATCAGCTTTAAGGAAGCGTGTGCATCTTTAAAGGAAAACTTTGCACGCCGAGTAATCAATGAACAACTAAAATACAAAGCAACCGAGATGGGTATTCACAAATCAACAACAATAGATACTCTTTTGTTTGCTAAAGCTGTTTTATGGTTCATAAACGAGGAAAACATATTGATAGAAAAATTAAGTTCAGATATATAGTTTATCCACATTTGACAAGTATATTATAAAGCGTAAAATTATAAACATAAGGTAACTCTCGCCATTAAGTAGAGACAAATAAAGCAACTCTGGCTCACAGAGACACACTATGGAAAACATAAAAATGGAGGACTTAGTAGAAAAGGTAGACTCAACCTCCGAGACTACAGAGCAGGTAGAAACTGAAGTGGAAGTCGAAACTGAAACTACAGTGGAAACCGAACAAGACCCTTTGAAAACAGAACTTGAAAAAGTTCAAAAGAGAAGTAAATACTCGGAAGAGGAGAAAGCAGAATTTTCTTTCAAGAAACAAGCTGAAAAGCTCAAAGAACTTGGAAAAGACCCTGCTAGCATCCTAGGAATCAAAGACGAGGTAGAAGATGATGACGATAGACCCCTAACTATCAGAGAGTATAAGCAAATGATGGCAGGAAGTGTAGCCAAAACAGCTCTCCAAGAAGCAGAATCAATACAAAACGAAACTGAAAGGGAACTAATCAAATATCATCTTAAAAATACTATCAAATCTACAGGAGTTCCTAGCGAGGATTTAAAACTAGCACGAGCTTTAGTAAATGCGGTAAAGAATACTCAAGTAATTGAAGAAGTTTCACGCAAAACACCAGCTAAAACTCACTCTAACTCTAGTGGAGTAGATGCAAAGCAAGTAGTTGAATTTAAACCTACAGCAGAAGAACTATCAATGATGCGACCACCATTTAATATGAGCCAAGCACAGATACTAGAAGCAAGAGCAGGTAAAAAATTCTCTTTTAAAAACAAATAGTTCAAACTTTGTTTTCAATGGGTCTTGATTAACATTTTAATCAATAACTCATGGCAGCAAACCCAAATCAAATAAGCATTCTCAACGAGACTGATCCACGATTCGCTATTCCAAACGTGCTTGTAGCTTCAGGTGCAGTAGGCACTATCGCAGCAGGAACACCAACGAAATCAGCGGACGCAGCAGGTTCAGCAACAGGAGCAGTAGTTCCTATGGTAGACGGAGATGGAACAATCGCTCAAAACTTTACTGGTATTTCAAAGAACACATCAACAGACACAGCTTCGGCATCAGGTGTTGTAACCCTATGGTTACCACTTCCAGGCTATGTTTACGCAGCTAAAGCTAAGACAACTTCAACAGCAGACACAGCAGCAGAAGTGCAAGCACTCTTTAGAAAGAGAGTGGTTTTCGACCTTACTACTGTTTACTGGACTGTAGATGCAGCAGCAACAGACGCTCTTGTTAATTGTGTCACTATAGTCGGTGGTGATTACCTTACACAAACTTTGTACTTTACTTACAAGAACAACGGTACAATGATTGGTCAAGAACAAGTCTCTTAATAACTAACTAAAATAAATATATGAATCAAGATTCTGCTCCAAATTTAATTTTAGTCAAAACAGCTTTAGATAAGCTCTTTGATGACGCAACAATCGAACAAGCAGCAGTAGCTAAAGCAACAGCTACCGACCCAGTTTTGTTTACCCAAACTACAGCTTACAACGCAGCAGTTGTTAGTTCTGTGCTTGGTGGAGGTGGATACTTCCAAACTACAACAGATGATGTTCCTCTAGTTCCTGAAGCTAGTAAATCAGCTGCAAGTGCTAAGACATCTCTTGTGTATCAATTTATCCAAAACTTACCAATCGCTCGAACTTTTATGGCAGACCAGCAATTAGATGCTGTCTCTAAGGCAGTTCGACAAAGTGCACAGGCATATGTAGCTTCTCGTGATCGAAAGGCTTTCAGTGTCTACGCACAAGGATTCGTAACTACTTCTTTCACGACTGTAGACGGAGTGGCTTTGTTCTCAAACTCACACGTAAACCAGAACGGAGATACTGTAGACAACCTTGAAACTGGTGCTTTGACAGATAGTAATTTGAACATTATGGTTAATAGCCTTCGAACTCAGTTGAACCAAACTGGTGTTATCCTAGGTTGGGAACCAAAGGCTCTTCTTACTCCTTCAATTCTTCACCAGACAGGTCTATCAGTAGCTAAGTCAGTTCTTCGTGCAGGAACAGGAAACAATGACCTTAACTACTTCTCTGAAATGTATCCTGGAATGACAGTTAAATACTCTCCATTCCTAGATTCAACTTCAACTACTGCATACTTCCTAGCCGCTTCAACAAACGGCATTATGCGTGCAGAACGTGAAGCTTTCTTCACTGATTTGGTAGATTGGAAAACACAAGCTAACGACCAATACCTATACAAGATGCGTGAGCGAGAAGTCGTAGACGCTATTGAATACTCAGGTCTAGTAGGTTCTAACGGAACAACAGCGTAATCTTTGTCGGAAGATTATTATTAACAATAATTACAGACAAAAATTATGGGAATAACAAATTATGATTCCTTAACACTAGCAGATGATTTAGTGGTGGCTGGCGATACCAGTATGACTGGTTCAATCACCGCTAAAGAATCAATCGAAACAGCTACAGCTGACGATACTCTAACTATTTCAGAATCAGGTAAAACTATCTATTTTGGAACAGCAGGAGTTGATATTACTTTGCCAGCAGTAGCCACAGCGGCAGGAGTTGTTTACAGATTCGTTTGTTCAGCAAACTTTGCTACAACAAGTATGACTGTAAAGACTTCAGGGGGCGAAGATAAAATCTATGGCTCACTAGAAGTAGCAGGTGCAGTAGTTCTTTGTTCAGCTGAAGACACAGTAACATTTGTGAACTCAGCAGAACTTCCTGGAGACTGGATTGAGCTTCGTTCTGATGGTACTAATTGGTATCTAACAGGACAAGCAGGTACATCAGGTGGATTAACTTGTACAGCAGCTTAGTTCTTCTTACTTGCTCCTTGTCTCAACCACAGGGGGCAAGATAAGGAGAGCTAAATTATTAACTAATTAAAAAATAAAATGCAATATCGAGACAATTATAAATACGCATACATAGATTCAGCAGCTACTACTCAAGTAGACACTGGTGCAGGGCAATTGATCAGAATAGTTTTGGGTGAAACAGCGGCAGGTGCAATATCAATTATTGATAATACAACTGGCTCAACTGTTAATCTAGCAACACTTAAAGCGAGTATTGCTGAGGGTGTATATGAATTTAACGTGCAATACGCAGTTGGTTTGAGAATAATCACAGCAGGTGCAAGTAAATTAACAGTAGTTTACAACCCAATATAGTTTATTAGCCTAACAAAAATAAATGCCATCTGGTGTATACACACACAAACCTCATTCAGAGGAAACAAAAAGAAAATTAAGTAATCTTAAAAAAGGAAAACCTTTCTCTGGAGTTTCTTTTGATTGGACTGGCAAAAAACATACCGAAGAACACAACAGAAAAATTGGGTTAAAAAGCATTGGGAGAAAACATACAGAAGAAACAAAATTAAAAATAAAGGAGGCACATTTAGGAGAAAAAAACGCAATGTTTGGAAAATATGCTAGTGAACATCATTTGTGGAAAAAGGATAGAAACCAAGTAGTAAAATCGGAAAAGAAACATTTAGACGGTAGATATAAAGAATGGATGCTAGCTGTAAAACGAATTGATAATTGGAAGTGTAAAATTAGTAATAAAGATTGTTGTGGTCGTTTAGAAGCACATCATATTCTTAATTGGAAAGATTATCCCGAATTAAGATATGATATTAACAATGGCATCACCTTATGCCACGCTCATCATCCTAGAGGTAGGACAAGAGAGGCGGAATTGTCACCATACTTACAAAGTTTAGTGGCTGAAAGAAAATAAATTGGCTCTACACTTAGTTAGCGAACTTAAAGATTCAGTAGCAGGTATTCTTTCGGGCATTGACCTAAACAATGTAGCAGATGTTAATGGTTGTTTAGAGCGTGCAGCTTCAACACTTGCTCAAAAGGCTGATGTGCCTGAAATGTCAGGTATACAGAACATAACCCTCTACTCGGGGGTTTTTGACTATGCGTGTGACCAAAGAATATTCGGCACAGCAATAAACGACATACGACCACAAGGAATAACCAGAAACCCTGGTAACTTTGTAACTAAACTTAATCAAGAAGATTTTGACCGAACAAAAGATTTTTATTACCCAAGTGGTACACGTTCAACATTTCAATATGAAAACGGAGTGCCTATAATTCGCATAGTAGCTCCTTTCCCAAAGACTCAAGCAATTATAAACCCAATGAACTCAATAGGAACAACTCCTTATGATTGGGTTGCTTCAGGCTCAGCTTCATCTCTTGCTGTAGATAACACTGTATTTTATGCAAGTCCAGCGTCATTAAGATTTACACTAACAGGAAGCTCTACAGGAATACTGACTAAAACTCTTCAAAGTTCGTTAGATTTATCAGATTATGAAGGTGTAGGTGTAGCATTTCTAGCTATAATGATTCCAAGTGGTGCAACTGCTAGTAATCTGACCAGCTTAGAATTAAGGATAGGTTCTGACTCTTCTAATTATGATTCAGTAAGTGATACAGAAGGATTTTTGGGTGCTTGGGTGTCAGGACAATGGCTATTAGTAGCTTTTGATCAAGCAGGTGCAATTGCAACAGGAACACCAGATTGGAGTGCTTTAGACTATGTGCAAGTAAGATTAGCTCATACTGGAACATTTACTAACTTTAGAGTAGGTGGATTGTGGATGTCTTTCCCAACTCCAGCACAAATACTTTATCAAAGTGCGGCAATATTTATCGCTTCAGGCACAACAACACCAACAGTAGCCGTCACAGCAGATACAGATACAATAACTCTCACTGACCCAGCATATAACATATATCTACAAGAAAGTGCGTTAAGTGTTCTACAAAATACTGGGGCAAGTGCAAGTGATTCTACCAGTCTAAAAATAAATCAAATGCTAGACGGAAACGGAACTACCGACATCGGGCTATACGCACGTTATCGAGGAGATAATCCGTCACAAGAGATTAGAAGCACAGGAACTTATTACGATACAAGTATGCCATATAATAGTAGAGGTTGAGGTTATTATTAAATATGCCCAATTCAAGTAAAAGTAAAAATTTTGAGTTCACTAAAATGGTAGATAACTGGCAAGGTTATGTATCCTCTAAAGACAAGACCAATGTCGCTGAAAATATATTAGTAAGAGGTTCTTTAAATGTCTACAAGAAAGTAAGTGGAAACATTGCTGTAAGACCAGGACAAAAAAGACAAGGTGTTGCTAACACAACAGCATCTCCTTGTTCTTCAGAGGTTGTGTGGAATACTTCTTGGGGTGCAATACGGACAATGGTGGTGGCAGATACAAAACTTTATGTAGTAATTGATGAGGTATGGTATCCACTTCTTACAGGACTAACTAGCACTAGATATGTGTTTGATAACTGGTGGGACAACACTGAGAAAAAAGACCGAGTCCTTTTCGTAAATGGAACTGACGACATGTTTCACTGGTCAGGTGGCTATGCAGTGATAGCTAGCACTACAGCTAACACCATAACTAAAACAGGCACAACCTTTTGGGCACAAGAGGGGTTTTCTACTACGACAGGAGAAAAAACTATAGTAATAAATGGAACTACTTATACATATACAGGAGGCGAAGCAACCACAACCCTAACAGGCGTAACTCCCGACCCAACAGGCGAAGCAAATGGCTCAAATGTTTTACAAGCAGTGCAGACTGATACTAACTCTCCAGCTTCAGGATTTAATTCTGACTTCATTAAAGTAATAAACAACCAAGTCTATGTAGGTTCATATACTTCACGTTTAATCTATATGTCTTCCAATACTGACTTTTCAAATTACACAGTCCCCTCTCCACAATTATCAGGAAGTCCTGGACTCTTTGTAATGGACGGAACTGGAAAGGGTATTGGAGTTAGACAAGGTAATGCTTGTGTTGGTTTTGGCACTTCAGGCTGGGCAGTAATATCTTTTGAATTAGTATCAAACAACAATATTCTAACAAGAAATAACAAAATAGATATTAAACCAGTGGCAGTTTTGCAAGCTCCACTAGCTCACGAGTTTATAGACACAGTGGGAGACAATTTAATTTACTTAGGACAAGACCACCAAGTTAGAAGTTTCGGAGATTTTAATAATTTATTCGTGGCTGGCTATCCTTCACTTTCAGATGCAGTAGAAACAGAGCTTGAAGAAGAAGATTTTACAGGTGGAAGTTTGAAATGTATAGGAGAATTTATTTACATCACAGCACCTAATTCTGGTAAGGTTTATTTAAGACAAGAACGAACAGATGTTAGTTATGAGGGGAACGTAGTGGCTGAAAAACTATGGCACGCTCCTTTTGTTTGGAACGCTACTTTTATTGATGTTATAGATGGAGTAGTAGTGGCATTTTCTAACGCTAACCCTCAAATATATGAAGTTTGGAACACAAACCAATGGCACGATGATAGTCCAAGTGATGAAAATTTACCATATACTTGCGTAATGGCACTCGGTTATCGTGGAGAAAGCCGAAGACAAGGACTATGGAGCTTTGATAAGCAATTTACCGAAGGATATATAACCCCTGGAACGCCTTTGAGTTGCACTATAAACTATAACTATCAAGGTGCTACAAATACAGTAGATATGATCATAAATAGTGTATCCCAACCAGCATACATCTTTAGTGCCTCGTCTTCATCTTTGGGAGACAGCTCTTTGGGTGATGAATCTTTGGGAAGTGGTGGTGACGAAAGTGATGTAGAGTCTTTAACTAAATTTAAAGTTATAAATTCTCTACCAATAATAAACTGCTTTGAATGGCAACCAATTTTTTCATCAGATACCGCAGACGCACAATGGGAAATATTAGCAACAACAACAAATGCAGAGCCAGAAAGAGAACAAGATGCAACATTTATCATAAATAAAAATCGCGACTAGACATTTAATAGAATAACATTTATAATTAAAATAAATATATGGGATACTATCCAGCAGGAGGACAAACTTATACACTAGGAAGCTCAATCAGTTCAACTGATACTTCCATATTACTATCGTCATTTACAGAACCAGTGTCAGGCACACCATACACAATGGCATTGCTTAATACTGATATTGTTTATGCGACCATTGCACCACGAACATCAAATAGTGAGTTCATTTCTTTTACAGGAATCACTCAAAATGCTAATGGCACAGCTACACTTACTGGGGTAACACGAGGACTTGCAAAAAAATACCCTTTTACTACTTCGGCTACTTTTAAACTACCTCACGCTGGTCAATCTCAATTTATTTTGTCAGATGCACCACAAGTATTCGCAAAATACGGAGCTTTAGACAATGATGAAGTAATAATAGGTCAATGGGAAGCACCAAATCCACTAACAGCACAAGGTTTAGTGACTCGTGATTATATGTTGGCTCTTATTAACGGAGGAGCTATCTCGGTAGACGCAGTTACAGAAGCTGGAATTGCAGGAGAAACTATTGCAGAGAATGAACTTATCTATTTTTCGGAGACAGAAAATGAATGGATGAAGACAGATGCTGACACTTTAGCGACACTATTTAACGTAAAACTCGGTATAGCACAAGGAGCAGGAACAAACGGAAACTCAATAACAGGTGGGGTTACTACTTTAGGTACATTTACTATTACAGGTGCGACAAAAGGCGACTTACTTTACGCCTCTAATACAGCAGGTGGAGTAAACAGTGGTACTTCAGGAACAATTCCTAGAGTAATTGGTATTGCAGTAAGCTCAACAGTAGGTTACTTCGATCCTAATTTCCAAAATAGACTTTATGATTACGCAGTAGATAGTGTGGGTACAGATTCTTACGCAGTAACAATGCCTGGGTCATTATCTATACCTTTCGTGGGTATGGAAATAAACTTTAAAGCAGGAACAGCCAATACTGGAGCTTGTACTCTTGCAATAAACGGAGGAAGTGCAATTTCTATTGTTAAAAATGTTTCAGATGCCTTAACTACTGGAGACATATCCGCAAATCAATTAGTGAAAGTGATTTACAACGGAACTAATTTTCAATTACTTTCCCCTACAAATTCATTAAATGCAAATACTAACCCTGTTGTTAGAACTTATTTAAACGCTGCGTCTCCTGCAACTTGGACTAAACCAACAGGACTAAAATATGTAACTGTTGAAGTTCAAGCAGCTGGTGGAACTGGTGCTGACGGAACTGATGAAGGTGCTACTGGTAAAGCAGGTGGAGGAGGTGGTGGAGGAGGATATTCCAAAAAGTTAATTGCAGTGGCTTCTTTAGGAGCAACAGAAACAGTAACTATCGGTGCTGTTGGTAACTCATCATCTTTCGGGACACACTTGTCTGCTACAGCAGGAAGTAATGGTTCAGGTAGAGTCGGTGGTGCTGGTGGAACAGGCTCAAGTGGAGACATAAATCTAGGAGGTTCAGATGGTGCTACAGCAAACCTATCTTCTGCTAGTTCTACTACAGGTGGGCAAGGTGGTAATTCATTCTTAGGTGGTGGAGGAAAAGGTGGTTATGGTGCTAGTGGTAATGGTTCAGCAGGTAAAGTTTATGGAGGTGGAGGAGGAGGTGGAGGTGCTGTTGATGCTGGCACTATGGGTACAGGTGGAACAGGTGCGGAAGCGATAGTAATAGTAACTGAATATTATTCATAAATTATGGCAATAAACCTAGTTGTACAAAACGGAGAAGACATACAGACATATCTCGATATAGCCGAGCAAAATGGTGGTGGGTCTGTTATGTTGTCAGCTGGTACTTATTACCCAACATCTGATATAAATATACCTATAGGAGTTTATTTAGTTGGGGCTGTTAGAAGTGCTACTACAATAGATTTTGCAAACCAATCTTACTCAGTCAGTTCTGTTGGAGTAGTTGATGCACACGTAAGTGATATTTTAGTTAAAAATTTAACTATACAAAACTCTACATCTTATGGTTTATATTTAGAATATGTAGATGCCTCAGAAGTAAATGGTGCTGACACTATAGATTGTGAGTATGGTATTTATTTTAAAAATTGTTCAGGAACTGGAATTATCGGAGAGGGGACAGCAACAACTGGGTGTACAACTGGTATTAAAATGGAAAATTGTGATGCTACTTCATTATACTTTAGTTCTGTTGGTGGTTGCAGTGGTAATGGAATGGAATTAGTAAACTCAACTGCACTAACAATATTTGATGTTGGTTTTAATGACAATACTGGTAGTGGTTTAGTTTTTACTGATTGTTCAGGAATAGGTATAGTATCTTCTGAATCATTAAGTAATGGTAGTATCGGTGTTGAACTTACTGGAGGAAATAGTGATATACAATTTACAGCAACTCCTATAAATAATAATGGTTCAGATGGTTTAAAATCAACAGCAGATAATATAAATATAACTATAACTAGCTCTGTTTTTAGAGAAAATGGTGGATATGGTGTAAACGTAGCAAACGTATCTTGTAATAGCAATTTAATATCAAGTAATCATTTTATTAGTAATTCATTAGGAGCAGTAAATGATTCGGGAACAGACACTTTAATAAGAAGCAACATTGGAGTCGCAGACTCTGTATAAATATATGGACACAGCATTAAAACCAGGACAATTTAACAATACAGCATTAGGACAATCACAATATGATAAAACTATTGGTCATACTAAACTAGCTAGTACTAACCCCAAAAAGAACGTCACAAATAATTCTAGCAATTCATTACCTCAATATGACAGCAAGGGTGGATTTACTTCAGGTGGTGTATATTATGCACCAGACTCTATACAAGCTAAGAATAGTCGTGCATTTTCTCAGTCTACAACAACCCTCTCTAGTGACAAGCAAGCAGATATAACCAAAAATAATAATGACTTAACTGTTTTGACTGACAAGGGAGTATCTACTGACCCAAAAACAGGCGTAGCTAAATATGCAGACGGAACTGTGTATGCTGAACCAGCTAAACCAGTAACATCTGACACCAGCACAGAAGATAAACAAATTGAAGATGCTTTTGCAGAAATGAAAAAAAATACTGACGCTATTGCAGCTGGAAGTATTGCTAGTATTCAAAGTCAATACGCAAGACTAAAAGAACAGCAACGTAAAGTGAATGAAAGTCAATTAGCTGGCACAAGGTCATCTCTTTTAATGAGTGGAGCTATGCAAAGCGATGTCTATTCTGATGATGCTATTGCTTATCGAGTAAACCAAGGCATAAATGAGATCAAAGATTTAGAAAACCAAGAAGACGAACTAATCAATACAGCTAAAGCTGCACAACTAGCAGGTAACAATAAAATATTAGAAGCTAAAGTAGCTCAAATAAATAAAATACGAGAAGAAAAAGTGGCGGCTACTGCAAAACTAAATGAAGAAATAGTAAAATCTACCCAAGCTAAACAAAAACTAAACGACCAAATAAAAACAGAAGAAGCTATCTCTACCCTATATGAACAAGGTGTAACTGACCCAGTCCAAATATCTAAACAACTAAGAGCGGCAGGCTACCCAGCGACAACAAAAGAAGTAAGTGATAACGTAGCTTTACTTTCAGGAATAGGTGGAACAGGAATAGTCGGCGAATACAATTTCTACAAAGCAGACCAAAGAGCAAGAGGTCTGCCTACTGTGGGTTTTGATGAATATCAGACGTTAGATACCAATCGCAAAAGAAGTATCGCTGCTGCTGCTAATGTGGCAGGTAGTGACTTAAATACTATAGAAGCGGCAGTTTTCAACAAAATAGTAGATAAATATAATGCTTCTCCAGCAATTAAAGCACTCGATAAAGCTAATATGTTGAAAAATATTGCGAACGAAGTATTAGCTGATCCAAGTAACGCAACAAGTCAATTAGCTTTGATTTATTCTTATATTAAAGGTCTTGATACAGACTCTGCAGTTAAAGAAGGAGAAATTGACTTAGTCAGAAGTATTCAATCTTATTTGAATACATTTCAGACTAGTTTAGAAAGAGTTACAAGCGGTAAACCAGTGAGCACAGATGCTGCAACCAAGATTGCTAATGGGTCACTAAAATTGATAGAATCTATTGAAAATACAGCAAAACGAAAAGAAGCAGATTTTAAAGCACAAGCTAAGGTAAATGGCACTAAGGTTTTAGGTGCATGGGATGACTATCGTACCAGTGCTCAAGAATATAAAGATGAGTTGTCGAATAATGAAAAAAATGACCCTCTTAATCTAGGAGGTGGAACAAGTAATACTAATAACCCATTGGGAATATAATATGACACCACAAGAATTTGCAAACAAAATAAGAACAAAATATCCACAAGGAGTAGCTTCTGATGGTAGAAGTTATGCTGACATACCAGACCAAGAACTTTCTGAAAAGATAATTTCTAAATATCCAGTATATAAAAGCCAAGTAGTCATGCCAATAAAACCATCTTTTAAAGCAAGCATTGGCGGTGGAGAAACCATAATACCAAATCTAGCTAAAATGGCTGGTAATATACCAAGCGACATAGCAAGCACCATAGAAACTGCAGTAGTAGACCCTGCTAAGAAAATAGGTGAGTCTATTGGGATTGCAAAAGATATTTACAAAGACCGAGGATTCGTGCAAGGCACAAAAGATATTGCTAGTGGTTTTGTTGGTACTGCAAAGAATATATTTAAAGCACCAGGCGAAGCAATAGTTAAACAAAGTGATAAATTAGATACACTTAACGCTCTCAGTCCAATACTAGAACAAACTCTAAAACAAAGAGATGAAATAATGCAGAAAATTACAGATGCCCACAAAACAGGCAAGGATACTACGCATTTAGTAGACGCTTTAAGGTACAATCAAGAAAATCTTAACTCTTTAAAAGAAAAAGGAGCTAAAACCAAAGAAGAACGAGATGCACAAGCGGCAGAAGACTTTACTAATATAGCTAAATACCCTATTGAACACCCAGTGCAAACTGCAGTAGCCGCAGCGACTTTGCCAGCTCAAGCAGAAGCAAATATAGCAAGTAAGATCAAACCTGTCACCTCTACAATTGAGGAAGGGGTAAATGTTGTAAAAAACACACCTAGTAATTTAAAAACTTTGATACAAGATAAGGCTGGGGCATCTGGTCAAAAATTTATTGATAATAGTGTAGATGAATTGTTTACCAAGACTAAAGGTATTTCTGGTAAAGTAAGTCTAGCCGAACAAAAAAACGTACCAATAAGAGATATTATAAAAGACCCAAATATATTTAAAGGATTACAGGTGGAAAAAGGTAAAATAATCCCTGATGAAGCAATACAAACTATTGATAATCAAATAGATACTGCTCTCACCTCAAAACGAGCAATATTACCTGAATTAGATAAGTATGTGCCAAAGGTACACAAAGAAATAATCAGAAACAAAGCTATAGAAGACATAAAAGGTGTATATTCTCCTGCTGATGAAAAAGCACTCATCAAAGCCATAGACGAGCAATTAGCTGAAGTTCCTGAACAACTTTCTCTACAAGAAGTAGATGATTTGCGAGCACAATTTAGAAAATCAGCACGTGACGCTAAAGGTATACAAAAAAGAAGTAGCGAATATTCTGCTCTCGAAAATGCTACACGAGATACTGTATTTGACGCAACTGATAATCTACCATTTGATACTAACGGAGAATACCAAGCCCTAAATAAATTCATCAAAGACAGAATCGAAGCTAAGAATTTCCTTGATAAGACACTTCGAGGTCAAGTAGTAAAAGGAGGTCAAATGTCAAAACTGATTGCCAAAGGTATCGGTGCTGTAGCTGGTTCTCAAGGTGGAGTATTTACAACAATTTTAGGTGCCGAAACTGGTGGATTTGTTGCTGATATAATAACCAACAATCAACTAGGAAATAGTATAAAAATGAAACTGATTCGTGGTGTGACAGATAATCCTGAAATTCTACAAAAGGCAGAGGAGCTACTTTCAAAGGTAAAAGACTATAAACTACCTCAATTACCTGCTCCTACATCAGAATTTAGAACACAAACTACAGGTAATGAACCAATACCCTTGGGTGCTCGTTCCCAATCTACTATAGACGCACAAGAAATGGAGAGGATTCAATCTCAATTAGAGCCTAAAATTTCTCGCCAAAATACAGCGAATAATACGACTACAACTGTGAATAAAAATGTCATATCTCCTAAGTCTACCACTAAATCTTTAAAAGTAAAGGGCGAAAACAAAGTTAAAAAATAGTATAATTACTATATGCAGAAATGTTACAAATGTAAACTAAATAAAGAAATAGCTTCTTTCAATAAAGATACTAATAGGTACACTGGCGTAAGGAGAATTTGTAAAAGCTGTGAAAGTAAAAAAAACAGAGAAAAATTCTTGAAGAACAGAGACAAAATACTTAAAAGAAATAGAGACTATAAAAAGACAGAAGTTGGTGGTTTTAATCACAGAAAAAGCAATCAAAAAAGAAGGGTTTTGTTGAAAGACAAGGGTAATTTTACTAAAGAAGAATGGAATAATCTCTTAAAAATTTCAAAGAACAGGTGTTATTGTTGTAAAATTAAGTTTAGTAAAAAAGTAAAAGCAACAATAGACCACATACTCCCAATTTCTTTAGGAGGGAATAATTATATAGAAAATATCCAACCTCTTTGCCAGTCGTGCAACAGCAAGAAACAAACACAGCATATTAAATATCTTGGAAGAAAGCTAATCAAAAATAATCTATGAAAAACATCAAAGGATACTTTAAAAAGCCAGAGAAAGAACAACCAGACCTACTCGGTGATATTGTTTCTGTACATAAACTGGTAGAAGAACTCGGTGATGTTAAAAATGCAACTGAACAAACTCTTAAAGAAGCACAAGATGTTATTCGTGAAACAAATGAAACCATAAAAGAAAAAGCTTCGGCAATGGACGATAAAATATCTTCCTTTGAACAAACAGCTATCTCTCTAATCGAAGACATCAAATCTATACCTCACTTTAAAGGCGAGCCAGGCAAAGACGCTGACGAAGTAGACCAAGAAAAAATGGCTAAAGAAATCTTGGCTAAAATTGAAGTGCCTAAAATAGACGAAAAAGCTATTGTAAAAAAGGTAATCGCAATGATACCTGAAAGTAAGGCTGACCTTAAAATTATCAAGGAAACTTTTGAAGTAGACCCTATGACAGTAGTAGATAAAATCTTATCTCTGCCACCAAAAGAATTTCAACTATCTACTGATCACATAAAAGATTTAGACTCAACCTTGAAACGTATCCAAACAAACAGCAAAGGATATGTTCATGGTGGAGGTTTTAACAATATATATTCAAGTAGCACATTAGTGTCTAATGGACTAACTGGGCTTAACTTTACAGGTTCTGGGGTTTCTTCAGTATCTAAAGATAACGGAACTGGAATAATCACAGTTGATATTACAGGTGGCGGCGGAGGTGGCACAGTAGACTCAGTAGTCGCTGGCACAGGTATATCAGTAAACAGCACAGACCCAGCTAACCCAATTGTTACAAACTCTGCTCCAGACCAAACAGTCTCTATCACTGATAGTGGTATCGCTGTTGTAACAGGTACTTACCCAAACTTTAATGTTGATGTACCAGCTACAGACCTTTCAGGATATGTTCCTTACACAGGGGCAACAGGTGATGTAACTCTTGGAACTCACGCCTTAACAGTTCACAACATTAAACCAGACGCTTCCGATGGGCTTCTTTTAGAAAGCAACAATGGCACAGACATTGGTCTTTTAGGTGCTGGGAATACTGCTAATGTAACTTGGTATGGTTCACACAATTTTGATACAGCAACACAAGACACTATCGCAGCATTTACTGGTGTTGGTAAAACATTGGGTTCACTTGCAACTGCTACCTATCCATCACTCACTGAACTTTCATACGTTAAAGGGGTAACAAGTGCAATTCAAACACAATTAAATGCAAAAGGGGTTGGAGATATGGTTTTAGCATCATCACAATCTGTAACAGGATTAAAAACATTCGATACTACTAAGTTAGCAGTCAAGGGTTCTTCAACTGGAGCTACTGCTATTGCTTCGGCAAATGCTGGAGCTTCTAACTACACTGCAACCCTGCAAGCCGCAACTGGAACAATCGCATACACTTCAGATATTACTGGAACTAACAGTGGAGTAAATACTGGCGACCAAACTATCACCAACTCAAGTGATGCAACTTCACATACTGTAACTCTTTCAGCTTCAGGAGGTTCGGTTCAGTTTATAGAAGGTAGTAACATTACTCTAACAACTGGTGGAACAGCAGGAGCTGGAACTGTAACCATAGCATCAACAGGAGGTGGAACTATTGATGGTTCAGGAACTACTAATGAACTTACATATTGGGTAGACTCTAACACTGTTGGAGCTTTAGCTGTAGCAACATATCCAAGTTTAACAGAATTAAGTTATGTGAAAGGTGTAACTTCTTCGATTCAAACTCAACTAAATGCTAAGGGTGCTGGAACTGTAACAGCAGTATCTGTAGCTACAGCAAATGGTGTATCTGGTAGTTCTTCTGGTGGTGCTACACCAGCTCTAACCATAGCACTTGGAGCAATTACACCCACAACAGTAAATGCACTTACTCTAGCTTCGGCTGCTGATGGTTTTACAGTCGCAGGAGGCACAGCCTCAAGAACACTCGCTGTAAATGGTGCGAATATAACAATGACTGGGTCAGGCACAGCAACACATACTTTTCCTTCAACTACTTCAACACTCGCTAGAACAGATGCAGGACAGACTTTTACAGGGGTTCAAAATTTTACTTCCCCTGACATAACTACAAGTATTACAACACCATCAGCTTCATTTACAGCATTCGCAGGTGCAACAACACTTCTAACCATAGGTGGTACTGGTGCTTCGGCATCTTTGTTTGCACCATCAACTCTTGATACAACATCTTCAACGACTGGTGCAATAAGAACATCAGGAGGTATATCTGCTGCTAAGGCTTTAAACATAGGAACTAACGCTACTATTGCAGGAGCTATTATAAACACCAACAACGCCATAACCGCAGTCGCTAATGCCGCTACTGTGCCAGTAACAGCTTCAATGAATACTGTTACTAACAATTCTGCTGCTACTCTTACAATTACTATGGCAACTGCTGGAGCAGTAGATAGACAGAAATGTATAGTAAATATTCTTGATTTTTCTGCGGCTGCTCAAACTATTACTTGGGTAAACACAGAAAATAGTACTGTCACAGCACCAACAACATCAAACGGGTCTACGACCTTACCACTAACAGTCGCTTTTATTTACAACAACGCTACATCAAAATGGCGATGCGTGGGGACATGTTAGAATAGATTATATGAATAAAATTTGTCCAAAATGTAAAAAGGAATTTTCTAAGCCTTATAATGAATCAAAAAAAGCTTGGGACACTAGACATGTATATTGTTCAAAACAATGTATGTTGGAATTTAAACCGAAAATAAATTTATCTTGTTGGGAATGTGGTGGTTATTTTATTGTACAAAATCACAGAAAAGAAACTGCACATTTTTGCTCCCATGAGTGTAATTCTCAATATCGGAATCAAGGTAAACGGACTGCTGATAAAGTAATTCGACAGAGTGCAAAATATAAGGCGTGGCGGACACTAGTCTTTGAAAGAGATAACTATAGTTGTGTACTATGTGGTATTAAAAATGGTTTAGGTAAAACAATATATTTTCATGCAGACCATATACAACCATTTGCTTTATATCCTGAGTTAAGATTTGAAATTAGTAACGGTCGCACACTATGTGTTCCTTGTCATTTAAAAACAGGAACTTATGGTCGTGGTGCGATTTATCGTAAAAAATGTGTAGGTTCAGCTTAATTTTATGGCAATCACATACCAATCAGTAGGCACACTTTCATACACGAACACTAACGCACCAGTTATAACAAAACCGACAGGTCTTGCTTCTGGTGATTTAATGGTTGCTGTGTTACACCAAAAAAATGGTAGTGGAAGAACTTGTACTCGTACAGGTTGGACAGCTATTGATTCAATGAACCTAGATGCAACCACTGGAGATGTTGCTTGGACTTTATACAAAGTAGCAGATAGTACAGACGCAGCGGCGTCAAATTTTACTTTTACTCTAAGTGGTACAGAAAATACAGCAGGTGCAATATTTAGAATTAGTGGGCAAGCTACTTCTTCTATAATAAATGGTCACGCTTATGGTGAAGATGGAAGTAACCGCAGTAATCATAGTGTGTCGGCAACTGTCACTCCCACTGTAGCAAATTGTTTAATTATTCTTGCTACGTTCAATTCAAACAATGTAACTACATCAAGCTATGCTATAAATACCGACAGCCCAACTTTCACCCAAGCATTTGACGTAGGTTCAGCTGGTGCTGCTCGGTCATTTTCAGGTGCTTATGGCAACAGACCACAAACTACTGCAACAGGTGGTATTTCATTTACCACATCATCGTCTGGTTTTGACTCTGCAACTATTATAGCCATAGCTCCGTTAGCATCAACGCAGGGTGTATTATTAGGATTTTAATATATTTTTTATGCACGAATTAACCCAAACAACTTTAGACGAAAATACTTTAATCCAAACCAGTGTGGATTCGTATATCTTTACTTGCCCTGTTTGCTTGAAAGAAGCTCGATACGCTTATTCATTTAATGACAAGATAGAAGTATTCTGTAACGGCGAAGATTTTGGAACTAAAATTCCAGTCAGTGATGTGGTGCTAGAAATAAGTGAGGCATATTGTCTGGTGCAAAATACAGCATTAGAGGAAGTGCCACCAGTGGTTATCGAAGGGCTAGAAGAAAAAGGTTTGATTGAAGTTACAGAAAATGAGTATGTCCCAACCGAGAAAGGATTATCAGTAACTGAAGAATTAAAATAAAATGGCTAAATTATCTTCTATCGGTACAGGAAATTTTACAACAGCAGGAACATGGGGTGTCATTGACCCAACTCTTTTTGCTAACTCTGAAACCTCGACACTCGTATGCCCTACTGCATACAGTAACGTGGCACGTTCAGCACAGTTTACTCCTGGAGCGATCACAATTACACATATCGGATTTAAGCTTGCCAACAGAACAGGAACTACTGGCACATTGACTGGACACTTAGCTGACTCGGCGCACAATGAAATTGCTGGAACTGCTGTAACTATAAATACCGCTGACTTGCCAGTAGCCGCAACCGCCGACTTAAACGGAGGATTTCATTTTATGAAACTGGCTTCTCCAGTGACGCTTGCGGCTGCAACATTATACGAGGGTGAATTAAAGACAAGTAGTGCAACACAAATCAGTGTGTTCGGTTCAGCGGCTACCAATGGTATGTCTATAGCCGTAATAACCAGCACCACCCAAGCACCAGCCGCAGGTGATGACTTTTTTATCGGTGGAGAATACACAGGCGCAGGAACTTCTAACTCTTTCGCCGTAACCAACGACAACACTACCACTACAGATTATGGCGCGGCTTCAACCTCCCTTGTAACCCCAGCGATAGCAATCTCTAACAAGGGAACTTTTAAGTTTGGAACTTCGGCAGCTACAAATTATTATCTCAAAGTATCGGGAAACATTGTCGGATATTCTGGTGGCGAGTGGGATAGTGGAGCTTCGGGTGCAGAAATTCCAAGAGATTCTACAGCGACAATTCATTTCGATTGTGTAGCAAACGTGGACTTTGGATTCACTGGTAGACACCTATTTACAGTAAAGTCTAACGGACTATCACGCACCAGTGGTAAAAATGTTGTTCAGACACTTGCCAACGCTACAGTCACACAGAAAACATCTACAGTGCAGATTACCGCAGCGTCTCCTGGTGTTGTTACATGGACAAGCAACACACTCTCAAATGGCGATACGATACAATTCAGTTCACTATTTTCGATTACAGGTCTTTCTACATTCACAACTTACTATGTGGTGAATAAAGGGACTGACGGAACTGACAAATTCAGACTTTCACTCACGAAAGGCGGAGCTGACATAAACACTGGCGGTTCTACAAATGGTTCTATCGTAGCGTGGGCTACCTCTACATCTTCACTTACTGTCGTAGCTGATACTGGCTGGAAATCAGGCGATACAGTCGCTATTGCTTCAACCACTCGAACAAGAACAGATTGCGAAACAAGTGTATTGACTTCAGACGCTGGAGCATCGTCTTTGTCTTTCGTAGACGCTATGGTGTATGGTCACGGCGGTGTAGCACCAGTGCAAGCCGAGGTAGTTTTGCTCACAAGAAACGTAGTATTCCAAGGTGCTAGTGCGACCGCACAAGCGTATATCAACCTCAGTGCTACGACGATAGCGTCGATTTACTGGACTGAGTTTAAATGGATGGGTTCGAACACTGGAAGTAAGCGAGGTATTGAAACTGGATGTACTACTGGAACGCAAGATTTCCAGTATAACTCCATGCACAACTTCGAGGTGACTGGGGCTCGTGGATTCAGCATGACAGGAGCTTCTGGAACTGGTCTTACTTTTTCCAACAATGTGATGTTCAAAATAGCAGACGCAAGTATTATAAATGTAGCAAATAGTGGAAGTAGTGTCTTTGACAGCAACACTTGTGTCTATGGTACTGGTTCAGTGCCTATGATGTCATTTGCTGACGCTGGTAGCACCATTACCAACAACCGAGCAGCGTCACAGGGTAACGTAGGTATTCAATTATCAGAAACGAACGCAACTATCGGTACATTCTCAGGCAACGTATCACATGGACATGCCAGTGCTGCTTTCAACTGCGGTTCTATATTTGGCACGATGTCTAGCCTAACAGCTTGGAGAACTAATGGTAGTGGAATAACTCTTGGGCCTGGAGAAGTAGTTATCAATGGAATGACTAGCTTTGGTAACACCACATCAGATATACAGACGAGTGCTGGTGGTGCTACGTTTGCTACTTTTTATGACGGTATATTCGCTGGAGATACAACCTTTGCCACACAGTCTGGTATTCTATTCAACAACAACGGAAATGGAGGTGTATTTAAGTTTTACAATTCTACATTTGGTGTAGCAACTGGGATCTATACAACTCATACCACAGGAGATATTGTATTCTCGGTAAATACCCCAGCACAGGTATTCCTCTACAATACAACATTGGGTTCAGCAACAGAAATCAGTGGGCAAACTTCATTATCACCAACAGCGATAGTGGGTGCTGAAAAACTCGACCAGACAGCAGGACTTCATAAATCTTGGAAGCGATACGGAACGATTACTATTGAAACAACTACTACTCATACAGGTGGATTTTCTGTAAAATTAACACCAAACAATGCTTCATTTAAACTAGAAAGTTCTGGAGTATTTGGTGGGTTCAAAGTCGCAGTGGCGAACGGAGCAACAGTAACTCCTAGTGTCTATGTCTACGAAGACGCAACATACAATGGAAACCGAGCAAGACTAATCGTAAAGAGAAATGACGCTATGGGTATCACTGCCGATACAGTCCTCGACACAGCCACAGCTTCATCAGACTTAGCTTGGGAGCAACTCACAGGCACAACAGCCGCAGTAACAGACGATGGAACGCTAGAGTTCGTGGTCGATTGCGATGGCACCGCAGGTAATTTATTCTGCGATTCTTTCAGTGCATAATTTGATGCTATAATTATTATATGAATAACAAGGCAAACAAAACTAGTTACAAGAAAGGACACCCTAATACTAAACCTAAAAGAGGAAGATATTTCAGTTGTATGATTTGTAAAAAGGAATGTTACACAACTCCGAAAAGAAAAACACAGTTTTGTAGTAATACCTGTAGAGGGAAGAGTTTAGCATATCCACACACAAATGCTGGGTGCTTTAAGTCTGGGGAAGAAAGTCTAAATTGGAAAGGTGGGATTAGTTTTAAAATGCGTGGTTTAAGAGCAACAGGTAAATATACTTCATTTCGTAAAGCAGTTAGAAATAGAGATGAAGTTTGTGTTCATTGTGGGAGTGATGAAAAATTACATGTAGACCATATTAAGCCTGTAAAGTTTTTTCCTGAATTGATTTTTGAAATAACCAACGGAAGATTATTATGCGAGATTTGTCACAAAGCCACCGATACCTATGGGCACAAGATTGAAAAATTAACAATTAACGACTTCCAACATGTCTAGTATAGACCCCCAGGGAGAAATGGGCTATTGGGATTCTGGGTTCCCATTCAACGGAATAAAAAATGGCTCGCAAAATGTTGGCGAGATGCAATTTTGGGATGCTGGATTTCCACAGAATAATTATATACCACCAGCAACAGGAGGAGGAACTATCACAGGCGTGCTTAGTATAACTGGAATTAGTACGATTACATTTTAACATTATTAGATAACAATTAGTGAGATGACCCCCGACGAAATAGACAAATGGAATATGCACAGTATAGTACAAGAGGCTGTTGAAAAAGCACATCATTCACCTTCTCCTGAAACATTAACTAGATTAAAATTTTTAGAAACTAATCAAATAACAATTATGGAAAAAATGGATGGACTAGAAGACAAAATAGATAAACTTACATTAAGTGTCGCTCAATTACCAGAGAAGATATTTGACAAAGCTGATGGTCGTTACGCTTCAAAAACAGCTGAAAAAGTGATATACTCAATGTTAGGAGCTATGAGTTTGGCTGTATTATACGCTGTGCTTAGTCTAGTGGTAGTAAAATGAAACAAAAGGTAATCGAGTTATTAAAATCAGAATTATGGAATCCAGAAAAACCCACACCCTATGAATTTGAACTCGCCCACCACTACAATATGCTAATACACAATTTAATTTCAAGAGTAATATTATTAGAAGAAGATAAAAAAGATTTATGATATACCTAAGAAGATGTAAGCTAAGCTATATGCACGACTTTGATGACTACCCTTGCAAAAGGTGTAACGGAATTGTTCTCGAAGAAGTGTTTGAAAGTTTCTTCAGACGAGAAAATAGAAAGGTTCGAATAACTATTGGTATTTTATTAGTAATAATCGGGTGGGCTATTATTCTATGCAATACAAGTTATTAGTGATCAAGAATCGTTTTAAAGGTAAAATAAAACTTGACCGAGGACTTAAATGGTTTAAAGATAACACTCCATTAGAAATAGTAACCGAAGAACTGGTAACTGATTTTGAAGTAACAACAAAGAAAGTAAGTAACGCTACATACGCAGGGGTAATCTGTGGCGAAGATATTTACCCAAAACTTCGCACTGTAGTCCCCGAAGGAAAATATCATGCTGTAGTATTTATTTATGGAAATAGTCTTGATGGCATACGAGTAAACTCCTCAGAATTTATGCCACTATATACTGGCACTGACCTAATTCAACTCTGTAGCACTACTGATGGTGGGGTGTTACTTAATCACGAGATTTTTCATACATTTTTCCACCGCATACAACGCCAACAAATAGCAATCGAAGACCCAATGGACTCTGTAGTTATCGCAGGTAAAGTATATCCGTATTTCAATAATAGTAGTTTAGACGCAAAGCCATCGAATCGGTCTATTGCCTTAGAAAGACTCGCACCATATTGGGATAAGGTCGGGAATATACCTATGTTAAGACCTGCAAAGTCACCCTTAACAATTGTTAATCTTAAAAGAAATTTTGATGACGGAATACAAACACTAGGTGAGCTAAATGCAGATGGTTTCAAATGTCTTACACTAGAAAGACCTTGGAAAAACAACGCTAAAGGGATTTCCTGCATACCGACAGGAACTTATTTGTGCAAGCATACTTTCTCTCCGAAGTTTCTAAAATATACCTACGAACTTAAAGACACTAACCCTAGAACTGGGATCAGAATCCACCCTGGCAACTTCTTTTTTGACATAGAGGGTTGTATACTTTTAGGAGACTCATATAAAGACCTCAACAAAGATGGCAAGGTCGATGTTCAAAATAGCAAAATTACCATTCAAAAGTTTGAGGAGATTATGGGCAAGAAAGATTTTTTATTAGTAATTAAATAAATAAAATGAAAAACGGAATTGGGAAACTTAGTAGTGTGAACGTAAAGTCGGCTTTAGTATATGGTTTGTTATGGGGTTTGTTAGCAGTATTACTCCAAGTGCAATCAGCAGGTAGTGTCTTTGGTCTTAACTGGAAAGACGTAGTTGATACTGGTGTATTAGCTGTCATCGCTTCAGTAATTAGTTTATTGAAAAACTTGTTCACAACTAATGAAGGAAATTTTGCAGGGCTTGTGCAGGTTGTAGAGCCAGTAGAGTAGTTTATAATAAGAAAAGTTCCAAACGGCTAACTACCTAAGGAGCTTTTTTTATTTATCCACTTTACACACTTTTTAAAAGTTCTATAATATAATCAGACACTAAGATGTTATCGGCTCTTAGACAAAATGTACTTTGGTTAGGACTCTAAATGAAAACAAAATAATATTTTTTAAAAAACTTCAAAGAATGAGACACAACCTACCGATATTTAAAAGCACCTTAAGGAATGGGTGCTTTTAATTTTTATGATATAATTTTTACAGAACGTACCTCGAAAGGAGACCAATGAGAATCTTTTGCACCAAGTGCAAACGTGAAGTCGAAGTCATCAGCTACGGCGGTGGCTTCATCGCCATCTGCCACAACGACGTTGTCTACAACCATAAGGAACCACCCAATGAAACTGACCGAGGTTTTGTGTATGCTCACAGGGCATCGCTGGAAGTATCCAGGAGTCCTGCGTCGTCGCTGTAAGTGCTGTGGACTCTTCCAAAAGGCGGAGTTCCAACCCAAGGGCAACATCCTCTACTGGTGGACGGTATGAACAGACGCTACGCACGCACGCAACGCAACCTGCAACGCAAGGCGAAGAAACTCGCCAAGCGACTGCACAACCATCAGGCGGATATGCATCACGTTCCGCCTCGTAGTAACGGCTACCACGCCAAGACTGGGTTCATCTTGGTCAAGCGAGTCATCGATCATCGGGCTTATCATCAGCTCTTCAAGAATGCTGGCACTTATCAAGAGTGCTGTGACATCCTCTGGACTGACTGGTGGAAAGCACCCAACTCATAACGAGCTAAAGAAGGGGGTATGACGAAAGTCCTCTGCCCCCTTTTAATGTGATATAATATTTATATGAAGCGAACTCGTCTAGCTAAAAAATCTAAACAAACTATTTCTAAAATACAAAGGGAACTTTGGGAACATTGCAAAAGAATTATTCGTGCAAAGTATGGTAACAAATGCTACACCTGCGGAGCCGAAAGATTGGAAGGTTCAAACTGGCACACTGGTCACCTCTTGGCTAAAGCAAGTGTCGGTGCATTTTTAAAATATGATTTAAGAGTTCTAAGACCACAATGCTACAAATGCAATATTCATCATGGTGGTCAAGGTGCTATTTTTATAGAAAACATGAGACGAATAGATGGGAATGATTATGTAGACCAAATCCTAAAAGATAGGCAAGTAACAGTAAAAGCATACGACCATTATGTGAAATTACTGGAGAAATATGCTAAAATGTAAACATGAAATACAAAAAAGTATATTTTAAATGGGCTGATACAACTTCACCAGTAAATACAGGACAGTCTTGGTGGAGCATAGATGAAGCTATAGATTGGGCAGAGAACGACAATTATTGGGTAGAACAAACTGGCTTCCTAATTAAAAAAACAAAAAAGTTTATACTTTTAGCTGGGCACATAAACATAACAGAATCAGCAGGTCAAAAGATTGAAAGTCTAGGCACTCTTATCAAGATACCAACAACATGGATAAAGGATTTTAAGTACCTGAAGTAATATTAGTGAGTTTTCCACAGTTGCCCTTATTGACGTAGACGTACATAGTGGAATATAATTACAGTATGCGATTAACAAGTAACAACAAAAGAGTTTCTTTTTCTAGGAATTTTTCTGTTGTTAATCGCAACGCCGAAGTCGCCAACCGCAAGGAAGGCGATTTTTGCGTTTCATAGTTATCTGTAAAAGAGGATCAGGGAAAACTCGCAAAACTCTCTGTTAAATAAAAAGTTCTTATTCAGGTATATATGCGAAAGCAGGACAAAAGATAATCACCCACATCTCCCTGCCATCTAATATGTATCGGAATAGAAAGCAGGTAGTATTATATTTAGAGGGTATGAATACATACAAGCAAACAGATAGCCACATATCGCCCAGAGAATACTCTTTAGAGGTGGTGGGTGGATATTCTAGATTATGGAAATAAACATAGACCAATATCTATCAAAGATAAAAATAAGACCACCAGTAACTTTATTCAGTCCTGAACCAAAGGAAATGATATTTTATCTTTCACAGAAAAAATGTCCGCTATGTTATCACAAACTTTACCCTCTAAGGAATGGAAAGTTATGGTTATGTAAAAGTAAAAGAGCCGATGGTTTTAAAATTAAAAGTGAGACTTTAAATAAGTATTGACTTTTCCTAGCGTTAGGTATAGTATATAAATAATGAATAAAATATTAAAAGGCGATGCGTTAGAAGTTTTAAAAACTTTACCAGACGAAAGTGTAGATTGTGTAATTACTTCTCCGCCATATTGGGCTTTAAGAGATTATGGAGTAGATGGTCAGTTAGGGCTAGAGCCAACTTTCCAAGCATACATAAATAAACTCTGTGACATTTTTGATGAAGTAAAAAGAGTTCTAAAAAAGGAAGGCACTTGCTGGGTGAACATAGGAGATACTTATATGGGGAACTCCAGTTATTCAGCTAAGGGCAGACAGGGTTTTGGAAATGATAAAGTTGGGATGATAAACAAGAAGCAATGGCTTGACCCTAAAAACCCAACACCAACCAAACTACGAGCAAGGGAACACGTTGAAAGTGGGCAGATAATTGAAAAGTCTTTGTGTCAGATTCCTTCACGTTTTGCGATAGAAATGACAAATCGGGGTTGGATTTTAAGAAACGAAATAATCTGGCATAAGCCAAATTGTATGCCGAGTAGTGTTGAAGATAGATTTACTGTAGATTTTGAAAAGATATTCTTTTTTGTAAAAAGTAAAAAGTATTATTTTGAACAGCAATTAGATCCACTTGTAACAGTTAATGACCCCAGAATGGATAATGGTAGAGAAAGTTATAATGGTAAATATTCTGGCAGAGAAGATGCTGAAAATTTTAACAGCCCAAGAGCTAGAACACAAAGGAAAACACAAAAGGCGTTTGTTACACTTAATTCTGAAGGAAAAAATAAACGTACTACATGGAGTATAAATACTAAGGGATATTCCGAAGCTCACTTTGCTACTTATCCAGAAAAATTAGTTGAGCCAATGATAAAAGCTGGATGTCCTAAAGATGGAGTGGTACTAGATATATTTATGGGTAGTGGAACAACAGCAATAGTAGCATTACAACTTGATAGAAAATATCTCGGGATAGAACTAAATGAAGAATACATACAAATTGCTGAAGATAGAATTTTACCTTATAAGAATAAATTATTTTAATATGAATAAACACGCACAAGCACTAGGAAGAATTAAAAGTAAGAAAAAAGCAGAAGCATCAAGAAGGAATGGTTTATTAGGTGGAAGACCAGCAAAACTTGACAAAATCTCAATCCCCAATCGTAATGTTATTAAGGCTTTACAAAACCCAACGATAGGTATATAGTTTAAGTATAGGAGATGGGATATGAAAAACGACTGACTGGTTCCGACTGGTCTACTCGAAAAGTAATATCCCCAAACCTCCTAAAAGTAAGGCACATTGAAAATTGGATAGGCAGAAAGGCGTAGGGAATGATAAACCCTTAATGTAAAGAATTATTATCTAGCAACGACTCGGTTCACCTATTCAATATCCAGTGTGTCTTAAATTATCAACTAACAAAAAATATTATGAAAAACTTTATGACTTGGTCTGGAATGAATCCGCTAACTTTAAGAATTATGGGAACTGGAGAATATGTGGCAAAAGAATGTGCAAGGTTAGTCGATAGTTTTGCAGACGCTAAAGCTGACCATTTAGAAGAAATAAGACAAGACAATGAATAATTTTTTAAACTGGGTTGGTTATTTGTCGGTCGGAGCATTACTAGGTTATGTAATAGCAATATCTATATAAATTTATGATTATTCAACCTTGTGAAATGGAATCTTTAAGAAACGAGGGTTACTATGAGGGAAGATTATCTACTATGCAATCTTGGTTACTAGGTAAAAGTCGGGAAGAAGTGTTAAGAGGTTTATTCACTCTTTTAAAAATACAAAAAGCAAATGGATAATCTAGCTACAATTTGGAACAGTGCTATTGAAAAGAAAGACCGAGCTATCGAGCCACGAGAAAGACTTTTTGCAAGTGAACTAGGTGGTAGTATGATTGACCGATTTCATAAACTAAAAGGCACACCATACACAAATCCACCAAACAGCCGAAGCATGCGTAAATTTATGGCTGGCGACATATGGGAATGGATTATCAAAACTGTTTTAATCCGAGCTGGTATACCATTTACTACACAAGAACGAGTCGAATTGAACTATGACGGGCTATTACCTATCTCTGGTCGCCTAGATTTCATAATAGGAGGGGCTATAAACGCCGATGATGCACTTAAACGCCTAGAACTAGAAGATATACCAGATTTTATAAAACGCCCTGCTATAGCGATTATAGACACTTTAAAAGCCACTTACCCAGACGGTCAGATACCCAAAAAAGTGATAGAGATAAAAAGTGTAGGTTCTTTCATATTTGAAAGCCTAGAAAGCCAAGATAACCCACGAACTCACCACATGCTACAAGGGGCTATTTACGGACTAACAACCAAGCTACCAGTAGATATAGTTTATGTTTGCCGAGATGATTGCCGACTACTTCAGTATAACATAGACAAGATTATCCCTGACTTAGAAAAAGAAATTAAAAAAGATTTAGAACAAATTACTCAGTACCACAAAGACGATATAGAGCCACCAAAAGAAGAATTGATAATCTTTGAAGCTGGTAAGTTTAAAACAAACTGGAAAATTCAATACTCCCCATACCTGACCATGCTTTACACCTATACAGCAGACGGCAAAGAAAAACCTATTGAAAGTCCAGACGAATACTTTGAAGCATTTAGTCCCCTAGTATCTTCTTGGAATAGAGTTATAAAACGGATTACTGACAAAGCACCTATGACAAAAAATAACTTGGACAAGATTGAAGAAATGAAACAGCACGGTTTTGAAAATATTATAAATAACTTATTAAAACAATATGAAACAAAGTAAAGCATTGATGAAGGAGGCAAACATACAGCCTAAACTAAGACTAGGTAACAAAACCCCAAAAGGCACTGTATCAACTGGACCACATAGAGTTAAATTAGTAGCTGATAAGATTGTAAAAGGATTACACCCTAAAACTGGAAAGGAAGTAGATTTTGTACGATACCTAGTAGAAGAAAATGGTGAAACCAAGACTTACCAAACTAAGAAACTAGACGATAAGGGGGAACTATCTTATTTAGTCCAACGTCTAGCTGAAATAAACGAAGGTCAAGAAGTTATTTTAGAAATGAAAAAGCAAGGCATTAAGAATTATATCGAAGTATCTCCTGTGGTCGGTGGAGAAACTGTGGAGATAGACGAAGATGACGAGGAACATTTAGAAGATATTAACATTGACGAAATACCAGACTAATGAACTATCTTTTTAAAGCAAAAGACGGAAATATGGAGTTTACAAGTGAACTATCTCACCACCTATTTAAGCAAAACTTAAAAGAAAATGAGGGTCAGCAATATGTTATAGAAAAAGTAAAATCTCCAGTTTCAGACGCTTTAAGAAGTTATTATTTTGGTGCAGTTATTCCAGTTATACGAACTACTTGTGAAGAGTGGGCAGAACTATCTAGTGAAGAAATACACGAGATAATCAAAAAAATGCTTTTCTACTTTGAAACTTACAACCCGATGACTAAAAGAGTAGAAAGATTTGGTAGAAGTGTTATGAAAAAAGATGATTGGAATAATACTCGCAAGGCTATGGAGTTTTTAGAAATTGTTAGAGGTTATCTTGCGGATTGTGGCTTAGAAATGCCAGATAGTGAAGAATATAAGCGTTATAAAGATTCAGCACCACTAAAATGAAAACACCATCACTAGAACAAAGATTACTAAATTACCTCAAAGAAAATGAGGGTCAATGGGTTAAAAAAGTTTCATTGTTTGTGTTGGCAGATGAGTTTGGTTATAGTCCCGAAACTGCTGGAAGATTGTTGAGAGATTTAGCCGAAAATGGTAAAATACAAGTAGCATATTATGATTCTGTTTACGCTAGAAATCTCGCAAAATATAGTTACAAACCAATTCAGCAAGTGAAAAGACCACAAATTATTATAGACGCTAATGGAATGGCAAAAGCAATTTTATGAGAAACATACCCCCAATTAAAACCTATAATAGAATGCCCAAAGACCTTACTAAAGATGAAATAGAAATTTTAGTAAACCAAGACGACAATCTAACGTGGTGCAAGGGCTACCCAATCATCAAAGATAAAGACATTAAAAGAGTTAAAGCTAAGAAATAAATAATATGACAACACCAATTATAATTCCAATAACAAATACACGAACACGAGATTGTATTATTCAAGACGGAGTAAGGTATTGTGAAAGCCAAAATGCTAGTCCCCACGATGTCGGCGTGGTAATCGGTGGTATTGCATTGTACTTTATTTATTGTGCCCTAGCTGTTTATTTTATTATACAGTCAGACACATATAATGAAGCGGAGTGGATTTTATTCTGGACTGTACTTGTGCCACTAATAGTAGGTTCTGCAGTTTTACTAGCCCTTTAAAAACTAAATACACTAGAGTGTCGGTGGGGGAGAGCTATCCCGAGGTTAGCCTGAAAACGGACTTAGCTAGTCCTTCCCCACAGGCACTTTAGTAAAACATTATTAGATTAAGTAAAAATATATGGAATACACAATTACAAAAGAAAAATACGAAGAATTAGAAAAAGATTTAGAAAAACAAGCCGATGCTATTTATAGTAATGGGAAATGGTTTGGATATACCATGGGAATAATTACTGGCATACTTCTCTCGTTATTATTTTAGATTTATTGGGTCGCCCAACTTTAAAAGAAAGGTGGAGGGAAGTTTTCAGACCGTTGCCAGAGCTGAAAGTTGCAACACAAGCCATTCCCCCGAAAGGGGTAGACTGATGAGCGAAAGCGAAACACAAATTGTGTATCTAAGTGCTTCTAAAGAATGGTTCAGTGAGAAGCGGTGTAGCTCTCCCAATTATTTGGGAACTTCCCTTCACCCATTAGAAATTAAACAAAAGAGATATATGAAAATATTTGAACAAATTGAATACGAACACAGAAACGACCCTCAACCGAAGTGTCAAACTGCTGGCTGTAATAATGATAATAGGGCATTTAATGGTGGTATGTGTCTCCAACACTCCCCCACTACAAACAATAAAAGCGAGTGCAAATGTGATTGTATATATTGCATAGGAAACAAGCATTGCGATTCTTTAGAATGTGGAGACACTTTAAAGAAGCAAGAGGAGAAATGCGAAGATTGCGGACTATTAAAACCCGACAAACATTTTGCATATTGCCACCCCACCCCCAAGGTCGCTACTTCTAAATGTTGCGGAGCAAAGATAGAAAAGCGAAGTTATACTCACTTTTTAGGCGACCCAGAATTGAAGAATAACCTAGAAGAATACTGTGTTAAATGCAAGGTCGCTACTTCTGAGAAAGGGAAATGTGTTGGCGATTGTGCTTTTAAGTCTAGTTTACATAAATCCAAAGATGATTGCGGTAGACTTCCAGTGGACACCCCTCATGAATCAGAAGATTGGAGCGAAAGCATAGAAGGTAAGGTGGAAGTTATTTTAGGTGGTGTAGAAATTGGTATAGTAGATTTAATTAAGGAATACTACCAGCGTGGCATGAAAAAAGGATTTTTAAAGGGTATGAACTATCTTCCACAAGATGATATAGAAGACATCGAAACAAAAGCCAAATCCGACATCCTCTCTCTCGCAGTACAGGAAATTGAGAAGGAGTATAGGCACTCAGAAGTAAATTCACGACACGAATATTTAGTAGATAACCGCCAAAGAAATAATGTCGCAATTTAAAGTAATACTAAATAAATACAGAGAAAGAAACAGAGACGAATTAAAGGCAA